TCGTCAAATTCTAAAGTATCTAAGTCTAGTACATACTCTAAATCGCCGTCCTCGTTATATACCTCTATTACTGGTATATCGTAATCTATTAGCTCGGCTAAGTCTTTATATATCATTTTCTAACTCATTTAATCTATTAGCTACGTACTTTTTAACCGCCTTGATAGTATAGTATATACTTATCCTACTTATATTAGTCTTTTTAGCTAGTGAGGTATACGTATACTTTTTTACGTCCTCGTCGCCTAAAACATATAACTTAAATAGCTCTCTATCGTACCAGTAGAGCTCGTTAAGTATACTATTTATAACGTCGGCGTTAGTACTGCCCTCGTCTGCATTAATATATAAGTTATTAGTAGTTTGTTTTTTACTCTCTTCTGTAAAGGTAATATGCTCGTTAATCTTATTATAGGTATAATAGTACTGCGAGTTTTTGCTATAGTAGCTTAGCTTGCACATTCTATTAAAGTATCTGTATATATCGCCGCTATCTATTAAGCCGTAGAGTTTATCTTTATTTATATTTAAGAGCTGCTCGAAAACTACTTGTGTTAAGTCGTCTAGGTGCTCGGCGGGTATAAAGTTAGCCGCTATTTGTTTTAGTTCCTTACAAAGTTTATCACTTAACATTTAGCAATAATAATAAAAAAGCCCACTTTTGCAAGTGAGCCCTAATATATTTACTAACATAGTATTGTTAATTTAGTAAGCCTTTTTTACTTTTATTAATCTATTGTACTCGTCTTTATATTCAGACTTTACTTTGCCATACTTATAGTCATACAAAAAGTCAAATTTTACTCCATTTCTAAAAGCGTTAATATCGCCAGTTAAAATATATTTTCTTGTTATATCTAAATACCCGATATAGTCTTGAAAAATAATCTTAGCGTCTGTGTTTGTTTTAGCTAAATTTAGCTTTTGTGTTTCAACTGTAAATTTTTGTTTAGGTATATTTGTCATCGTAGTAGTGTGTTATTTATTAGGTTATTGTTAATTTTATGCCAGACAATCTCCAAAGTTATAACCTAAAACATCTTGAGCTGATATTCGGAATCCGTTCTCATCTATATCAGTAAACAAGTTTTCAAACTTCATATTTAAAAGAAACATTTTTCTAGAGTTTACTTTAGTCATATAAGAAGATTTTGAGCCATTATTTAAGTATTTGTGTACTTGTTCAAGTATAGCGTCTATTTCTTTACTCGTTTTAACTCCGTATTTGTTAGTATAAAATTGCATAGTTTGATTGTTTTAGTGTTATTGTTGGTACAAATATACAAGCTTTTTTTTAACTACCAAACATTTTAACACTTTTTTGTAAAAATCTTTACTTTACTCTAGTAAATTTTTTAAACTTTCTTTATAGTGTTCTATTAATTCTATTAAATCGCCCTTACTCAGCTTAACGCTTTTATTACTTTCTCTTATAAGCTCGTCTACTGCGTCTTGCCCGTACTCGCTTACTAGCTTATTGCCGAATATCCACTTTTCGCCCTCGCTATATATATTACATTTTACACATTGAGGCATACAGTTAGTAATGTATTTAGTATGTAGCCACCTCGTGCTAGTATGCTTACGGCTCTGAAAGTGTCCGTTTTGCATTTCTTTAACGTGCTTAACTACTCCGCAAGTATAGCACTCTACTAAGCCGTTATCGTCTGCATAGTGCCAACGTATATACTTACTAAAGACTGCGTCTAAATCTTTTTTTAGTGCTGCGTGGGTTTTTGGTTTTCGTGCCATTTTCTTAAAGTCTTATTTAACTCTTTAAACTCTTTTTTTCTTTTGTCTAGTCTATGCTCAAAGTATAGGTATAGCAAAGTATAGCCTATCATTATAGAAAGTATTATAATATATAAATATGTCATAGTATTTTTTTAAATAGTTCCATTAATACGTTAACAGTTATAGAGTTGCCCGCTTGCTTATATAGTTGTGAGTCTGATATATTTTTAACACTAAAAAATTCTTTATCTTTAAAGCCCTGTAGTCGCCAACATTCTAAAGGCGTTAAGCGTCTTATTTTGTTTTGTGTTTTAAAATAGCCTTGCTCTTGTGTTTGCAGGGTAGGGCTTATACCGTCAGTATCGTATAATCTATTAGCCGTTTCATAAGTTCCTATAGTCTCGTTTATTTCTGTTACTTGCTTATCGTATTTATTATCTAAATTTAAAAGCTCTTTAAGCTTTAACCAAATCTCTGGGCTAGGTATTGCTCTACATTTATCTACTCTAAAATAGTGTTCAACTTGCGTTTTTGGTAAATCTAAATAAATAGCTATTTCTTTTATAGTTCCTTTTTTATTATCTTTTAAATATTGATTAATTTTTTTTGGAGTATCGTTTACCCTTTTACTTACTTTTAGCTTTAAGTCTGGTAACCTTGTTATTTTTGTTAAAATTTTAGGGTGTAGGCCGCCTCCTTGCATAGTATTTATACAAGGCGATAAACCTTTTATATCATATATTCTGCCGCTTTGTGGATTATCCCAGTTATTTTTTAAAGCTATATTGCCTATTTGTTTTAATTGTATAAAATTATTATCATTACTTATCTTGTTGCATCTTGCAGTTATACAAGCGGAAAACTCTGAATTTATATTTAAAGGATTAAACTTGTTAAATTCTTGATTTTTATTTAAATTTTCTATTCCTTTATCACTTAAGTAATATTTACTATTAGGATTATCTTGTAGCATATCTCCAAGCCTTAACTCTAACGGTATTTCTTTAGGGAAATTAAAATCTCTAAAATCTTTAAAACCTACTATAAATATTCTTTCTCTGTTTTGAGGAATACCATAGTTTTTAGTGTTTAATACTTTCCAATAGATATGATAGCCTAAACCATCTTCAAACATATCTAGACTTATTTGTCCGTTTTGAGTACCGCCGCCGTTACTTAAAATATCTACAATAGTTTGAAAGGTACGCCCTTTATCGTGGCTTAATAAACCTTTTACATTTTCTAGTATAAAAGTTTTAGGCTTATTTTCTTTAATAAATTCTGCTACATTAAAAAATAAAGTACCTCTTGCCTCTTCAAAACCTTTACGCTTACCCGCCATACTAAAAGATTGGCAAGGAAAACCCGCTACATATAAATCTAGCTGCTCTACTTCTTTATGGTTTCTAGTAGTTATATCGTTATAAAAAGTTTGTGGCTCGTGTAACTGCTTAAAAGTTTGTCTAGCGTATTTATCTATCTCGCAAGCGAAAATACTTTTAAAGTCAATACCTAAATACTTTAGAGCCATTTCAGGAGCTCCTATACCGCTAAAGTCTGTACCTATTTTCATTTTGTTAAATCGTTTAGCCATCTGCGGAGCTTGCCTATAGCGTTATTAGTCCAAGTTGTATTAAAGGTTTGTACTATTTCTAAGGTATCTAGCTCTATAATAAAGTTTTGTAGCTCGCCCGTACTGGTAGCGTCCTCGTTTATTAATACGCCCGTTACTTTTAAAGTAGTTACGTTAGCGTCTGTAGTTACCTCGTTTATATCTTTTATAGTTATTAGCTTGTGCATTATTTTAATCTTTTAGCCTGCTTAATAGTATGCCCTATTTGTTTCTGTGTTTCTTTGTATTGCTGATACTCTGTAATAAGGTTTTGCTGACGCCTAAGCATAGCAGCCTTTTTATACTTTGTTAGCCATACATTCCACGTTCTGACGTTTATAAAGCAGCTCGTACCCTCTTCGCCGTCTCTTATACCCTTACTAAAAGCATATTTAACCTCGTCTAGTTCTAGCCTGCCGTAGTTTACGGCTAAGTCGTCTAGTAGTAGCGTACCCATTAAGGCAATACTTTCAGGCGTGGGCTTTTGCCCTAGCTCTAAATAGCATTTACTTATTAAGTCTATACAGTCTAGGTTTAGCTGCTTTCTATTTGTTTTATATCTGTGCCATATCTGACTACTTTTATCTATCATTTTATACTCTCTTTTACTTCTAGCATAATGTCAGCTATACAGTCGTAAACTGCCTCTAACTCTTCGCTATTATTAGTTAGCTTTACTATCTCGTTCTCGTATGCTCTAGCCACTCCTAAGAGCCTATTAAATTTTAACTTTAATACTTTGCTATGCTTACCTTTAATATTATATAGCTGCTCGTTAAAAACTCTAAAAGTAGCTAATAACATTGTTATATCTGCTTGCGTTTCTTTATCCATTGTTTATAATATTTCTAGCCTCTTGCCAACTATCAAAAATAGCGGGCTTATCGGTTTTAGTGTTAAATTTTTTGTTATTCTCTACCCAAGTTTTAAGCCTACGCCCTACCTCAAAAGTCTTTTGTAGTTCATACCTTAGCTTAGTCTTGCTACGGTTTGGCTCAGTCCAGTAAGAAATAAAAGCCCCTAAGACGTCCTCGCTATGCTCTGTAGCGTATTGCATAACCTCAGCACTAAAACGCTCGCTAACGTCCTCTAAATTGCGTTTTTTAGCTATCTCTACGCTTTGGTACTCTGAGTAGTTAAGTACTGTTATAATAGTATTTTTAGTATTACTCTCTAAAGATATGTATTTTAACTGCTCTAGCTTTTTAATTCTATCGTATACAGTCGTCGGCGGTATTCTAAGCTCTTGGGCGGCTGAGTTTCGCCCCGTTATAAACTGCCCTACTTTTAATTTAATACCGTAGATAGTAGCGGGCTCTGTATTTGCTCTAAGTATGCACCAAACGAAAACCTTTAATAGCTCGCCGTTTTCAAATACGCCATTATCTAGTATTTTTCTGTGTATTTTTATATAGCCTTTACTCATTTTAAAAGAGGTTAAGCTGCTCCTTATCTTTAGCTATTAAGCTATACTCGGCTATCTGTGCTTTTTTGCCGTTACGTTTAGTTACGGTTAGCATTTTGGTTTTAATAGCGTGCCCCTCGTTTCTTAAATCATTTATTACGCTGCCTAGTCTTAGTATGTTAAGCTCTTTAAAGCCTTCCCACGTAGTAATAGTTTTATAAGCGTGTAAATATTGTAGTGTTTCCTCTTTTTGTGTCATTGTTTTATTATTAAAAAATTAGTGTTTAGTAGTTAAAAGCTCTCTCTGAGCTTGTAAGCTTTTTATAGTTATGTTAATATCGTCTATAACCGATAGTTTTACTAGCTTGCTTTTATATCTAGGGCTTACGCTAGTATTTTCGTACTCGTCTAGTACTTCCTTATATAAAGTTACGTACTCTGGATATGCTGCTAAATTAGTAAAATAAAATTTATGTAGCTTTTTATAGTGGTAAAAGGCGGTACGGTGCTTACAAAAATAGTTTGATAGTTTAGCGGGCGTTACTCCGCCCTGCATAAGTAAATTAAATACTACCATACGCCCCAGTACTAAAGTCTCGGTTTTCTTTTTTACGTTTAAGCTACCCATTTCTAAACCTAGTTTACGCTCTGTAATAGAGGTTACTAAATTTATCTCAAATATAAACTCGCTCATTTTTTATTAGTTTTGTGGTTATCGTCTGAATTAAGCACCTCGTAAATATCGGGCTCTATTTCTTTTATCTGTCTATAAATTGCTCTTACTTTTTTATATGCCTCGTCTAGTTGGTACTTAGGTACGTCTAAGCCTCTGGCGTTAGTTATTGTTAAGTGAGCTTTTTCTAATAAGTCGCTAGTTTCCTTTTTCATATTTATATATCGTCTCGGTTAAATTCTGCGGCGTCCTCACGTTTACGCTCTTCGTACTCGTAAGGCTCTATAGCCTCTATATCTGTCTCGCCGCAGCAACTACAATAGTCGTATTTATCGTCGTGTGCTAAGCTCTCTTTAGTTTCTACCTCAGCACCGCAGCAAGTCGTAACTAAGTCGCTATAGTCGGGCGTGGCTAGTTTCCAGTTATCGTAATTCATATTAAAAGGGCATATCTGCGGGCGTGCTACCCTCAAAGTGATTATCTAAAGCGTTACTAGTCTCTACTTTTTGCATTTTCCAAACGTCCGCACTAGTATAGTAGTTACCTTTGTACTCTCTACTCGATAGATTAAAAAGTACTTCTACCTCGTCGCCTGCCGAAAACTCTAAAAGTAAATCTACTTTCTCTTGTCCGAATAAATTAAAGCATATTTCAGGGTTAAACTTTGCCCCAGTATCTACTACAAAAGACTGTTTTACCCACCCTTTGCCTGCTTTGCTTGTGCCGCTTTGCATTTCTAAAACTTTTACTAAATTACCTTTTACTTCTAAACTCATAATATTGATTTTATTAATTAATTAATTATTTTTTAAAGCTTTCGCTTTCATCTTCTGAAAAACAGTTTAAACTGTATAGCCCTGCTAACTTCAAACACACCCTACTCATAGCTCTCTTTTCAGCCATTTCAATTACGTAATGCGAGTTAGTAGAGCCGTCTTTATGTGTTGAGCCTTTTAAAGCACTACCAAAGGTTTCTATGCGTGTATCATCACCTAAGCTACCTAAGGCTTTAACTACTGCAAAGTTAGGCTCACAACGTATAACTTTGTAAGAAATGTCTATGCCCATATTTGCAATTATCTTTTCTACGCCTGCCCTTGTTAAGATTGTGTAATGTAAATGCTTAAATACATCCTCTGCTACTAAGCCATTTTCTTTAAATAGCTTATTCATTGTTTCTTGTTTTGTCATTATATCCAAAGTAAAATTAAAGGTAAAAATACTATTATAGCTCCTGCTATAAGTTCTAAGCTTGTCTCTTCTCTATTGCTCATTGTTTATAGTTTTAATCTGTTCTAAGGTTATCTCTGAGCTTACAAAGGCTAACTCGTTTAGAGCAAGCTCTAAGCCTAAAGCTATCTCTGTATAGCCGTCTACGTGGTTAGCTACCTTACGCTCTCTTATTCTGTCTTTAGTCTCGTTTAAAACTTTGTTTACCGTACTTAGATATACGTAAGTCTCTTGTTTATTTACCTCGTCGTAGTAAGCGGGTAAAGTTTCTTTAAATAGTGTTTTTAAGTCCATTGTAATATTATTAAATAGTGCGGCAATATTGCCTTATACCACCAAAAGCCCGCACTGATTAAGTGCGAGCCGTTGAGGTTTTTATTTTTTATATCCAAGCGTTAATATTTTCTGTTTCGCATTTTACTATTAAAGTATCTACGTCCATAATAGTAGTAAGCCCTAAATTTAAAGCTATACTTTCGTGTTCTGTTGTTGCGTTTGTAAATTCCATTTCACAATCAGTACCAATAATATTAGAAATTATTGCTTTAAAGTTTTCGTTATTGATTGTTGTTAAGTTAATTAAATTCATTTTGTAGCGTGTTAGTTATTGCGTTATTGCTCGGCTAAATTACTACTATTTTTATTAATACCAAACATTTTAACAAAAATAT